ACGCCGCGGATATCAACTGATGTGCTGCTCGTTTTTGGCAGTTTAATCCACTCGCCAGAGTCTTTACGCCACTCCACTTCATAAGCAACCGCATTTTTTGCGGTCGCCCACTGAATAGTCATAGTGGTAACAGAGAGTGTTTGCTCGGTAAATACTGACTGTGAAATGGTGACAGTTGCCGGCGCTTCTTGGGCACCTATGGGCAGTTTGCTTATAGGGCGTTCTTCGAGTCTCGCGCCAGTATCGATATAAGGATATTTGCTTGGGTTATGCTCAACTGCGGTGATCTCGTACTCAATGCTGTCGCTATTTGCTTTGGCTACGCGCAGCACTCTAAATTGCTGCAGCTTTAGCTCGTCTGACTCAACCGACCATAGCAGTTGCGGCAGTGGGGTTTCACTGTATTCCGTTGTTACCGTAACCACACGAGCATTAACGGCCTCAATAGTACGCGCCTGCGCTTTACCGCTAGGTAAATTAATGATCAACCGATCATTAACCGCAATTGTTGCCGCACGATCTAAAGTGATCTGTTTGCCGTTAACCGCCGAGATTCGCCCACCAATCCGACTGCCTGCAATCAGTTGATCTGCTATGCCGATAACGAAGCCAGGTAATGGGATGCTGCCATCCATGCCAACTTTAAAATTGACGGCACGGTCATTGTTATTGGTATAAATGGCCCACTTGCCACGGCGTTGCGCTTCTGATTCACGGGTGCAACCTAAGGCCGATAATTCGACCACGTTGTCGCCATAGCGGCGCTGTAATGGTTGATCTGATACAGAGGTAACATCGGATTCATAGGCGTTATCAGGGTTATCCCAGCTGATGAGCGCGCGAGTATATTTCACCTTTTCGCTACTGGATGAGTAGCTAAACTTGCCGTCGATCACATTGCTATTGTTGTAAATGAAATCCATGTCTCGCGGCATGTCGGCCACTGAGTACATTTGGCCGTTTGACCAATAGGTCATGCCGCGGTAGATAGAGGCTAAATCCCGCAAGACCTGCCACGCTTCGGTGGCTTGCTGAATGTAGATATTACAGATATAGCGAGGCTCCATGCCGCCTTTGCCATCAGGAACCAACTGATCGCAATACTGAGCAATCTGGTAAAGCTCCCACTTGTCCACCAGCGCAGCATTGATCCTGCGACCTGTACCGAAACGGTCGTCAAGGATGATGTCGTAATTCACCCAAGCAGGGTTATCTGTCCATGCAATTTTAAAGCTGCCATCCCACACGCCAGCGTAATCGCGCGTTAACGGATTGTAGTTAGTGGGCACCTTTACTTTGCGCATAAAGGGCTCGCAGGAGATCACTGGAATATTTTGGAATTGACTGGCGTCAAACTCGACATATAACAGTGCCGTATTGGGGTACTTGAGCTTACGGTCAATCACATCGGTGATCGCCGCAATTTGCATTAAATCCGCGACACGATTGTTATTTTGATTTGGGGTAAGTCGGCGAATACGGATTTGCCAGTTATTGCCACTTGGTAAATCAATGCGGTGGCTGCGCTCGTAGGGTTGGGTGGTTTTACCATCAACAGCCGTGCTTAACACTGTTTGATAGCTGCCGCCGTCAGTAGATAGATCAATGGCGTATGCAATGCGATAGCCGTTCACATCACCATTATCGAGCTGTTGCTGCAGTGCTGGCCAGCGAAAGCGCACACGTACAGCTGAGAGCAATGAGTTAGTGATGGCACGGGTATAAGGCTGATCTGATTTTAACTCAATACCTAAGGCTACTTCATTTTCAACCGATGGGAGCCCGGGGATGTAAGTTTGATGCGCAGTGCCTGGGCGAAAGTCCCAAATAACACCAGGGAAATTTTCGGCGCCATTGGGATCGAGCAATGGCGTACCGTCTAAAAAGACATTCTGTCCCGATAATTGGCCGTCAAACTCACCTTCGCCGATCGCCAGTAAGATTTTAGCTTTAGCAATTGAGCGCAGGTCATCAGGGGATTCGACAGGCGTACGCTGCTCACCTTCACCCGCTTTAGCGCCGTGAATGGTCAGTTGTTGATTTAATGCAGGAATACCCATGCTGATTATTGCTCCTGTTGACTGCCGCCGCTATTGCCGCCATTACCACCACCCGATTGGATTTGGCGCTTTGATGTCGCAATATCTTCGGCATAAATGCCTGCACTAATAATGGCGCCACCAATGCGGCGCTTACCGTAACCAATACCAACTGGGTTACCTGCTGCAGTAGTGTTAACCGCGCCACCAAAGGCATAACTTGGGGCGTTCTCTGCGGCTTCCCTACCCTTCAATCCTTTGGCTTGCGGAGACAGCATTTGCACAACACCACCAGCAACTAAACCAATACCCGCTTGAACTAACCAAGCCTGACCAAAATATGCACCGACAACGATCATTACCGCACCAACAATGGTTTGCAGAATACCACCACGCTTGCTGCCACCAATGACTGGCACAATGCGAATTTCAGTCGTACCAGCCAAATCAAACTCATCGGTACCTGTATTATGGCCATTGCGAAAAATGGCATAGCGCAGCCCAAGCTTTGCCTGTTCTTTAATAAACAGATCAAATCCATGCAGGGTATTTTTTAACGCGCTAAAAGCTTCGTTTGTGGTACCAGTTTCGAGTAGACGCTGGTGATGGCGGCCGAACTTAGCTGCCAAGGATCCTGATAGCTTGATAGTGGTCTGTGTGCTCATGGGGTTTCCGTGAAAGCATGAATTTGAGGCAATAAAAAAGCCACCTGAAGAGGTGGCTTTAGTGACGGGTATTTTTCCGCATATTTATGGCAGGATAAGCTTTATAGCGCTTTGAATCAATCGTGCTGGCCTAACCCTTGATAACGCACAATCATCCTTGTGTTTCGCTGCCAGTAGCCGCCGTAAATATCGTAGCGGCTAAGGCGACCATACAAGTGGTGCAGGATTTTACCCTCGCCGACATAAACAGCGGCATGATTGACTCGCTGACTTTGAATTTGCATTAAGATGCCGTCACCAATTTGCAGATCGGCAAGATTGATATTGGGGAGTGCCTTAAAGCCAGCTTTAGCGAAGTTATCGAGGTACAGCTCTTGCTCACCTTCCCACCAGCCGTCTTGGCGCTCAAAGTCTGGCAATAAAATGCTTTGAATATCGTGGTACCAGTCGCGAACACAGCTATAACAATCCCATACCCCATGCACAAACGGACGACCTAACAAAGGTTTTTGCTCACCCGTTGGCACCATAGAACGTAAATCGCCATCTGGCCAACTTAGGATATGCCAAGGTAGTCCACTGGCTTCACACATGGCGATATCACGCTGGCTAGGTTTGCTGCTGGCGTCAGGGTGGCTATGGCAGATACCTATGATCTGCCCTTGCTCCTCAATATCAGCATATTGCAGTGGATCAATCACAAACTCATCTGCTTTGTTAGTTGCCTTGTTATCGCATGGCACATAACAAGGATTGTTACCTTGCTGGATGATCAGTCCACAGCATTCATTGGGGTAGCAGTTGACCGCATGCTGAGTAAAAGCATGCAAGAGTGTTTGATGCATATTGACCTGCTTAGGTTGTGTTAGACCATTTTGCCGACGGCGGGAAAATGCTTGATCAATGTTTGATGGATGCTTGATTGCTAGCGCTTGTTTAACTCATTTTGGGGCTTAACGCATAGCCGATCACTTAACGTATAAGCTTAACGCATAGGCTTAACGTATAAGCCGAACGCTGGGGAATCCGCCGTGGGGTAATTCTTCGTTTTCGCCAAAGCGCAAAGTGCAACCGGCTATCGTGCCAGAGCATTGATCTAGTGCGGGGTTATCAGTTGGCTCGTCATCTTCGGTAAACATGGCTTCACCTGTGTAGCCACAATCGGCGCCGCGATATTCACCGCGCTGGCACCATGAGCAATAAGCAGTCATTTGTCGGCCGATTTTTTGGCCTGACAAGTCAGCAGGGTTTGAGAGCTCAAAAGTGACGGCGACATTATCCTCATTCACCTTTTTATCAACATACCAAATCTCTACCGCTTCTTGCGTTGGATCCGCTTCGCAATTGCCACTGGGAAAGTTGGCCGCATCAAGGTATTTAGCCAGCGTTCTGCGAATCGTGACCTTGGCTTGTTCCATGTTATGAAAGTACAAACACAGGGCGCTAATGCTGCCATCGATGTTGGCAACGGTTAACGTTGGTGTGCTGGGTGATCCATCTGAGTTAACTTCCACCCCTTCTAACTGCGCTGGCCATGCACTGTATTGTTCGCTCTGCCAATGGATGATGCGCGCTGGTAAATCTGGTTGATTAAGGTCAGCATCTGAGTAAGGAATATTGTGGGCATGAAAGCGAAGGATATCGGCGCCAAAGGCGGTACCATCTATTTCATAGAGAATAACCTCATTGCCCGGTTCGAGGGTTTGAATATCGGCACTAAGCATCTACGGCACCTTTGGTCCAGAGTTTACCTTGCTCGATAATTGCCAATGAATGCGCCTGGCGAATTTGTTCTACAGTTACGGAAGCTTCGGTGTTATCTGCTAAGCGCCAAATAGTGCTTTCAATGCCAGCATCTTCTGAGGCGTGAATTGCCGCCAACATTCTGCGCTGTGACTGTTCGTCACCATCAAAGACTAAACCATCAACTTCAACAGTGATTGAGTTAACGGCAGCAGTTCGTTGAGTGCGGAATAGGTATTCATCAATACTAATGCCATCAATCAATACTTCGGCGCGATATTGCTCAATCGTTTTAAGTTCAGGACGAACAGGCTCAGGCTCCGCAAATAATGGACACTCAAGCGCTTGTTGATCTTGGGTTTCTATCGGTAGCGGTAGCGCTGGCGCATTAAGCTCGGCATCAGCTTTACGTACAAGCCATGCTTGAAACTGCTCAAACCAATCCCATTGTAACGTGACGCTGTACAGCTCGATAAACTTATCGATCACATAGTGCATTGCCGGATTTGCGGCATGTAAGCGGGTGACCAAAAGCACATAGGCCAGAGTTTTTGACT